CCGATTCGCTTTGAGGTGGCGAGTCCTCCATGTTTCATCATCCCTCGTTCATTCCACTCCTTGATAGCCTGACGAAAGTCAACCTGCCGCTCAGTTAAAAACTCTCTAAGCACATTACCGGGTACCCACAGCTCACCCGTGTCGGGTTCGAATCGCATGCGAAGCTCCATGCGTGGTGTCTGTAGCGCAGCCGGTGGGATGCCATTGATCTTATTGACGTTGATGACCAGTGCGTTAGTCAAATTCTGGTTGATGAATGTTGAGAGCACATCATCCGTCACAGCACCGAAGTCCGATGCGGGCAGCAGAATTTCACGACGTATGGTGGCGACCTGTTCAACGGCGTAGCGGTACACCGGTGCGATCGGTATGCTGTGTAGGCTCAGTGTGCTAGCGATCATCCCACCTGCGATGATGCAGGACAGCACGTGTGAATAGAACCGATCAGACTGGTCTAGGTCAAGGTCTGCGTCCAGGCGCTTCTGAGTGTCGCTGATAAGCTTGCGAACACTCTCCATGTTGTTCATGACGTACTGGATAAAGATCGGACCTGCGAGTCCGTAGTTGTGCTGCAGCTCACTAAATACCGCATCTGTTGTTGCCTTCGGTATGTTCAGCGGGCGCAGTACACGCAGCTCAATCAAACGACGTAGCTCGCCATCGGCGGTGTTCTTGAGCCGGATGAGTTTGTCGTACAGCGATGAGTTGCTGGACATGATGAGGAACGTAGACCACGAGGCTGTGTTGACTCGCAGGCGGTTGCTCTGAGACTCCATGCGGTTCCTGCCACGACCTTGCGGGATGTCATAAACAAGCTCTGACAACGCCTCATCAGACATGTTGGTCACTTCATCCATCGTGGCGGCAATCGTGTTGAGCATGCCTAGCCACTGCATCTTGGCTAACGTCGTATCGTTCTTACGCATGAGCAACCCGTTGGGATGCCCGAAGATGCTGTTGACGACCATCTGCACAGTGGTCTTGCCGGTGCCCGACTTGTTGCTCATCAAGTTGATAGCAGCACCGCGAATCTCTACACCACCTACCAACTTCAACAGAGGAGCACCGAACCCAGCGAACACCGCCAACGCATGCGCTTCCATGCCGCTTTGAGAATAGAAGTTAACGATGTTCTTCCAGCTTTCCAAAGTGCCACGCGAAGTAAGAAGCGAAGAGACTTCACGCACTGCAGTAGATGATGGTGCGAGTGTGGCACCCGATGCTGTGTACTCAAGCTCACCCACTACAAACCCATCAAGGTCTTTGGTCCAGCCCATCTGATTGCGCGTACGGTTTGCAGCCCCACGCTGCTGCAGTTTCTTAAACGACGCTGCAAAATACGCCATGATGTCATCTACCTTTTTATTGACCACCGCCACGCCCTGCTTGAGCAGCGCGTCACGTAGCTTCTCTTTCACTAACAGAACATAAACCGGCACAATGATGCGCCGCACACCATCGTGGGGCGAGTGGATATTGATACCCACCATCTCACCGTCCCCTGTGCCGGAGTCGTCGTAGTCATAGAACCGGTCTGTTAGATAGAGGTCATAAGGGTAGATTTCAGTCTCGTGTGGGTCGCCATCCTCATCTTTGGTACGTTTAAACACACCGCCTGTCGTTGGGCGGAAATAGGGCGCAGGGTAGATTGGTATAGCAACGGTTACCGGTGTGTTGTTGGTCTCAGTATTCGTAGGCTCTGGCACAGCCTCAACAACATAAGTGTCATCTGTCACCGGCGCTTCTTCAATCTTGATGCCCAACTGTATAGGGCTTGTGATCTTATGAGCGCACCCCTCACATGCCGAGGGATTATTCATGCGGTACCACTCGCACGTCATGGGGCCAAGAGTTTTCTCAGCCTTAGCGATAGTGTCCTCGGGCGTGTACTCTGGGTGTGGCTTACTGAGCGTATGCACACTCTCTTCGGCGTCAACACAACGCCACGCAATCGATAGCGCCGCCCGCCACAGCGGCTCCGGCAGTGCTGCTGCCTCTTTAACAGCGTGTGCAATCTGAGCGCACCCCGTGCCCTTGAGGCTTCGACGTACTAAGCGAGCAAACGATGTAGGGGGGAAGTCGGCTTGCGCATGCTGCCGCGTGAAGTCATCCATGCCAAACTGTTTGGCTTCGCTAAGATCGATCTCAGGCTCAGGCAGTTGCGGCTCAATGTCCGACAGATCGAACGACCGCACGGTACCGAAGAGCTTCACCGCAAGGGGTGGTGTCGATTTGAAGTTATGTGTGTCCGGCATCCGCAGGACCCGTGCCGCATCAGCAGGTACGGCGGTATCGATCTCAAGGCCGTTATCCAAACACAACTTCTTAAAGCGCTTCGCAAGCTTGCGCCACTCACCGGCAGGTATAGCATCGTTCAACGGCCAATAGGCATGCAGCCCGCGCCCCGAGGATACAACGACCGGCAGTGGTATGTCTGCGTTAATACAGAACTTTTTCAGCGCGTCGTACGCATCAGCCTGCACTGCGTAGGGCTTACCTTCGCCGCAGTCAAGGTCAAGGAAAAACGCACGGAGATACGCAGCGTTCTCTGCGGAGCGCGTTGTAGGCTCGTTGAATGACGCTAACGCAAAGTATGCGTTTATGTTTGATCGATTGAGTTCGTCCCCACGTTCAATAACCTCCTCGATTGTGTTATGGAATGTTTGCTTGACCGCTTTGTCATTGATCCCTACAACGCAGTAAGGCCCAACGGGCGGCAGAATGGCTTCATAGAATTGTGTACTCACAGTGCCCCACGGTGATTGGCACACGGGTAAAAAGGCGGGGCAGCAGCCCGTGGTCTGCTGTGTCAGGGAGGGATCAGCCCCCTCAAGCCCCTGGGGTCGCTATACTACGCCAACAGTTCTGTAGCGTTCAAGTAGCACCTTGATCTGCGTCTCCATCGAACTACGCGGTTTGAAGCGCCCAGTGAACCATGAGTACACCGAGTGCCGCGCTACACCAAGGTCTTTAGCTACTTTAGTCGCTGGGATGTTGTGCTCAATGCAGAACAGCCCCAGCTGCACCCCTGGCAAGTTCGGGTCTGCGTTACGTATGGCAGTGACCATAACGTATGAGTATCCCCGTGCATCATTCTTCATCATCAGAACTCCACTGAGCCAGCACATCCTTCACGTCCTTGGGGGCCGCAGCAGGCTCAGCCTTTTTGCTCTCACGCTTGGCTGGTGCAGGCGCAGGTGCTTCGACCACTGCAGCCGTAGCTTCGGGCGTAAAGCTTTCAGGTAGTGCCGGTACGTTTGCCGCTACGTTGGTTGTGCTGAACTTCGTCTCAATCGCACGTTGGGCATCCTCAGTCTTGCCTTGCTGCCGAGACATCTCCCACTCGGGCTTCGTCAATGGACGCACTGCACGGAACTTCAACACCGGCACAGACTCACTGGTATCGAAGCGAGCTTCCGTCACAACGCCGCCCATGGGGATGCCGTGGCCTGACAAGAACTTTGCGTACGCTTGGAAAGGCATCTTCTCGCCCTCGGGCTTGCCGAAGTATGACTTCGACGGAAGCTTCAAGCGATACACGTTGCCTTGCATGTCACCCTCAAGCACCACAGCGGTGTTCAAAAAGAACCGGCATGCACGGGACTTGCCTTCACCAGAGCCTTCGATGTTCTGAGGACACGTGGCACATGCCGAGGACTGCGGGTTTTTGATCGACGCATCAGGTGTCTTGCTATCTGCAGACCAGCAGTCAGGTGCCGTGGCTTGGCCTTTGACATAGCTACCCGCGTAGTACGCACGAGATACGCTAGGGGCAGCGTTAACAACTACAAAGTTCATAGCGCGATCTTCGTTCTTGGCGATCTCCTCGCCACCCACGATCATGCGCCACACACCACCATCGATCGAGATTGACTTGCCTTGCGGGGTGCCAGCTAGACGGCGCGTGAAGTCGTCCTCATCAGAACGCAGATAGTCAGGCAGGGCAGCACCAGATTTGAATAGAGTGATCTCAGACATTTCAGTTTCCTTACTTGGTTGCACGACGAATAATGATGGAATACTTCGAATCAGCATTTAGACCTTGCGGTAGTTCTCCTGGGTTTTCAGTTAAGAATTGCTTCATGTGTGATTGATGGATTCGTTGCTCAAGCAGTTGGATCGCGTCGTGTTTTTTGATGAAGCCGTACATCGAGTCCCAGTCGTTGGTCCAGTACCGGGTCTTGACTGAACGGGAAAATGTGCCGTACACAGTCTTGCCACCATCTTGCCCGGTGGCTTTGCATATCTCTAAAAGAGCTTGTTCGATGGTCTCCATCTGCTCGTCGATCTCCCCCGCCTTCGCTTCGTACTCCCGCTTCAGTGCGTCCTTCGCGTCCCGCATCTTGATGTAGACGCTTACCAGTTTCGTTGCATCCATTATGTTCTCCTTTGTGAAGTGAGATAGTCATTTTACACTGTTGATCAACCATGTCAAGCAATTTCCTCTTCATAAAGCTGTACCAGCGCTTGGTGCATATCCAATTTCCCATCCAATAACGCGTAAATCCTTTTCTCCACAGGGCTCCCCTGCAGGCGTACAACCGTCACTGGGTTGCGCTGCCCCGCTCGGTGTGCTCGCGCATTACCTTGCATATACAGCTCCGCCGACGGCACTGGCCCCCACCACACCACGGTGTCTGCCTTGGTCAACGTCACACCATGCGCCGCAGCTTGAGGGATCAGTAGGATCACCTTGGGGTCCGTCTCAGTCTGGAACTGTTTGATGAACGTCGCCCGCAGACTTCCTGGTGTGCCGCCGTGGATCGCTGCGTTAGTGATGCCGTCTTTCGATAGCAGCTCCGTTAGTCGCTCTAGCACGTGCCGGAAGGGGACGAACACAATCACTTTGTGCGTGGTGCCACGCACCACATCCAGCAGCTCGTTGTAACGGTTTGTGATATCGAACTCGATGACTTCGCGCTCTGTAGAGTACGCGCTGCCTTGGGATACCTGCAGAAGTTTATTGAGTAGCCCTGCTGCGTTGACTGCGGTGATCTGTTCGCCCGCTGCGGTAGCCATCATGTTCTTGCGGATGACTTCGTAATACTGCAGTTGTTGTTTGGTCAGCGGCACATCGCGTGTGGTGTAGAGCATGTCCGGCAGGTCGAGGCACTCCTCCTTGGTGAACCGGATGGCAGGCTGCAGCACACGATGGACAGTCTCCGCTGCAGAGGCTTTGGGTATCCATTTGAACTGCGTTACCTTGTACATCACTTGATCACGAAACGCCCCGAAGAATCGTGGTACCGACGCCGGGTTGACGATCTTAGCTAGACCATACGCATCCACAGGCGACTGCGCAGCCGGGGTGCCAGTCATAAGCCATATGTATGTCTTGGGCAGCACCAGTGAGGCTAGTGCTTTCCATCGGTCTGTGGTTGCTGATTTAATCGCAGTCGCTTCGTCCACGATGATGAGATCAAACTGTTGCTTAGCGAGCGCCTCGCGCACAACCTTAACGCCATCGAAGTTGATGATGGTGAAGTCATACCCGCCACGCACAATCTCTTCGCGTCTACGACGACTACCAACCGCAAGCGCCACCGTGCGGTGCATAACTGTCTTGAACAAATCTGACCGCCACGCCGTATCCATGATCGACACCGGGCACACAATCAGCACCCGCTTGACAACCCCCACCGTCATGAGATAGTCCGCAGCCCACGCAGCGGCAGACGTTTTCCCGGTGCCTGCCTCGTTCAAACAGAAGCAACGAGGGTGTGTGGCAAGGAACGCAGCAGTCGTACGTTGATGATCAAACGGGGTGTAGATACCGGGCCACTTGTAGCGCCCGAGGATAGGGTTAGGTACGTTCTTGATGCGCAGGTTGCGTAAGATTCGCGCTTCGTCAAACCCCCAGTGCACGAGGATTTCACCAACCTCGCCTTCCTTGCGCAGCAGCTTGCTCTTGGGTATGAGCTTTGTGATTTGCTCCGCCTTCTTGGTGCGGATGAGTAATGCCTTGTTGTCGATGATCTGCACAGACTCTCCAAATGTTTAATAGCCGAGGTGCGGTCTGCACTCGGCGTTTGTTATGTGTCTCCAAAAAAGCGAGGTGACTGGGGGGAGTCACCTCGCAAACCAACTTCACAAGGAGAGTCCGGGGAGACGCCGGACCTCACAAGCCTACGTGGTCACACGTAGACTGTCAACTACTTCATGCCCGCTTTACGGGTTCTCGGGAAGCTACGGTTCGCACTCTTAGATACCGCGCGCAAGTTCCCCTTCGTAGTCCCACCGCCCTTGGCCATCGGCGTCACATGGTCAACGTCTTTACCATCGCCCTTACTGACTCGGCCTTCTTTCTCCAGCATGCGCCGAGCTTTGTTACGTGCAGCGCGGTTAGCGATCTGCTCAGGCTTGCCTTGGTACGAGTCATACTCGTTGCGGTAGTTACGTGCCATACATCACCTATGCTCACAAACGTCCTGTGAGACAGGACAAAATTTACACAGCCCACTGGGCGTGGCATTCCAAACATCGACCGCTACAGTATCCTCAATCGCTGCCGCATGTCCTGCCCATCGAGATAAAATGTCCGGCATGTGCTCACGATAATACCGAGCTTGGATCACATCCCCCGGCACAAGGAAGAACAGCATCGCCTTTACCTTCAGCACACTGGGATGGTGCGCCATCGTCATAGCCGCCATGAGTTCTAACTGCGATGTATCTGCATAGCGACTCGATTTGCCTGTCTTCCAATCTGCTAACCACGCGATCTCATTGTTGACCACCAGCAGGTCAGGGATACCTCGGAACCACACGTCCTTATCGAAGAACCCGCAAGGTGTGAAGTCCTTGCGAAGCCCCAACTTTTCTTCACAGAACCGTTGCCCAGGCATATCACGAATGCCTTCAAGCACCTCAGTGTGCCGTTGCAGATGTTCCGGTAGCTCCGTGCCGTCCTTGAGAAACTTCTCAATCGCTTCGTGCACAAGATTGCCGTATGTCGTAGCTTCGGTGGGTTGAGACTTAAACCGTTTGAGGATTCGAACCTGCTGGTACCGCCGTGCACAACCTTGGAAGTCTTTGATCGATGAGTGTGAGTGTATGAGCATGATTGTGTTTACATTTAGCAATCCCCGTATGATGCACCCCACCCTACCTCACATGCAAGGGGGAGCGTTTTAGCCCACGCCGGTCGCCACGACATACATTCCTCAACATATTTCACGGCTTCTTCAACCTGCGCCTCGGGTGCGACACAGGCAACCGCATCATGGACAGTCAACACCACCTTGTACCGCTTGGCGATGCGCAGCATCTGCTCAGCCACGATGCACCGCGCGATCCCCTGGCAAAAATTCTCCACACTTTTGCCTCCGTATATGTCGATCACCTGCCCACGTGAGTCGTACACCCACCGCAAGGTGCCGTCATCCCGGCGCTCCTGCCGAAGCCCTGGGTACTGAATGTGTGTACCGTTCGGAAGCGTAAGCCCCACGCCCGGCATAGCCTTCACGATATTCTGCCGGTCCACAACCATCGGCATATGCGCCGCCAGCATCGAGAGCGCAACGTCTGCAGTTTTCCATAGCTCAGGTATGCAGTAGTACGTCCGTCGATAGGTATCTACTATGCGCTTGGCTTCCGCATCGTCCACCACAACGCCCGCACCCGTCTTCAGGAAGAGCTGTAGCTTCTTGTGCCCGACTCCATAACCACAACCTAACACAGTTGACTTTCCAATGAACCGTTGTTCTTTTGTTATCTGGTCAGGCGCAACCCCGTAGATATGCGAAGCCATGATGCGATACACGTCTTGCTTTTGTTCAAACGCATCAACGAGGTCTTGCTGCCCCGCTAACCACGCCAGCGTCCGCGCTTCGATCTGTGAGGAGTCTGAATCAATCACCACGTAACCGGGCGGCGCTTTGATAGCTTTCTTGATCTTGCCTGCGTTAGCTGTGCGTGATGGAAGGTTTTGAAGGTTAACCGAATCAGAGTTGTGTACCAATCTACCGTTAGCTACAAACCTATGCCTCGGCCCGCAGTTTTTGATGTCGTATACCGCAACCAACATGTTTTCTCCTTTGTAAAATTTCGTCGTCTGTAAAGCCTTTATGTATCCACTGACGAACGGTTTCATAAGTGATGTCACTTCGCTGCGCTAGGATAGCTCGTACCCGCTCCCCCATAGTGGTTCGTTTGTATTGGCGTTTGTTTCTTGCTTGTTCCGAACGCGTGGCCCATCTCAGATTCCCAGGTTCGTAGTGCCGGTTGTTATCGATCCGATCTAACGAGTGTGCCGGCGTAGGTCTAGGGCCCAGGTTGTAGAGTATCCATTCGACTGCGCTTCTAATACTCGGGAATCTAAACTCAATGCCTCTACCGCCATAATTTTCATAGACGACGTTTTTGGGGTTTGTACAGCGACCTTTAGCCCCCACAGCGGTAGCCCTAGTGCGCTGTATATCTTCAACAGAAAACCGTTGTCGTAGCGGGTCATTCAGGAGGGTCTCGGCCAAAACCTCTAATGCTACTGCAGAGGCAACGGTAGCTTGGCGCCTACGTTCTTCAGGGTCCATTCGTGCCATTTTTGCTCGGCTAGAGCAGGACCTGCAAAACTTAGAGTTACCGCTTAGGAGGTCACTAACCCTTAGCGCTCGCTCAACCCCGCAAGCACATCTGCACAAAACCCTATCTTTTGTAGTTACGAATAAGTCTCCTAGCGGTGTCCACGTCGTCTTGGGTAGGGCTTCGAGGAGTTTGGATTTTGTGGCCTCCCTGCATCGCATCTCGTAAGCTAATCTCGCCGGCGTCTGTGAATACGACATGATCGGGTGTCCCTGTTACGTTGTCCCATGTGATGACTTCTTGGTAGCCGCTGAACTGAACACCTTCGTGCTCTACAAACTTTTCCCCATCCCACACAAGGTCGTCTGCGAGTACGTCAACGATACGTTTTGTCATCACCCCATGCTGTGGATCATACACAATCACCTCAGTATCGGCAACTAAGCAGCCAGACCAACGACCCGAGTGTGCCCCGTAGTATCTAAGCGGCACAGGAAACTTGCCACGATAGGACATATCTATGAACCGCTGAGTGCGTGTCTCCTCGATCGTGCTCTTCACACCCAACCGTGCGGCAACGATAGCCTGCACTTCAACGTCTTCGTGCTCAAGCAAAGCTTTGAACGCTTCATCAGTCTTCGCAAACGCGAGTGTCTGCTTACCCGTGGTCGGACTTGTCTTCATCGGTGGCTCAACGCCACGCTCTTTGAGCATCTCAGCCAACTGCGGATTACTCATCAGACGAGATTTATCGTCGGCACTCAGCTTGCTGAGTAACGCTTCCTTCTTAGCCAGCACGTCCGCCAAGTGGTCCTGCAACAACTCACGATCCAGCTCAAGCACGGGGTCTATGAACATCCGCAGAGTGAGATCAATCAGTTGAAGCTCTTTGATGGGGAACCCACGCCGTAGGTACTGCGTAAACAACTCATACGTAAGCTCCACATCATTGACGCAGTAAGCACCATACCGTGCCAGTGACTTGGCATCGAAGTCTTTGTAGTTCTTACCGATTGCTGCAACAACTTCGTCACCCTTAGCACCGACTCCCATACGCTGGGCTTGAGTCTTGAGGCTATGGCTCTTCTCATGCGGAAACAAAGCGCGAGACATACCCATGATATCCAGCCACGCCTTGGGCTCCACGCCGTAGTGCCACTTGAGGATCGCACCATCGAACATGGTGTTCTGGGCTACCACCATTGCGTTGCCCCAGTCGATAGCCGCCAGTGCTGCCTTTACTTCAGGCTTGGGGTACCACTTGGTAGGGCCGTGATCGATCTTGATGGCGACACCAATCGTCTCGAACAGGGGGCTGCGGATGTACTCCTCGGTTGATATCTTTGAGAGCGAATACTCTCGGTCGTAATAAGTCTCCAGATCAAGCACAACGACATCAGACATCCGTTACTCCTATGACGCGAACAGCCTCGATGTTGGTCTCATCAACGACAAGCGCCACACCACCGGCTTCGCGTATTTTCATAATCTCAGCAGCTTGTAGTGCCGTTGGCACATTGCCTTTGGCTTTGCACTCGATAGCGAAGAACGCGCCGTTGACGCAGCCTACGATGTCAGGAATGCCTTGCCTGCCATAGCCGTTAGCGGGGGGCATGAAGTAGTAGACCCCCATCTCATCAAGAATTTTGCGAACGGCTTTCTTAACTTTTACTTCAGGAGTTGCTGCCATAGCCACGCCTCCGCAGTTCGTTGTACTTTTGTTTGTAGTGGTGATACTTACCAGCGTCGGGGCTGTCTTTCTTACCTTGCCGCATCGCGTACTTAATAAGATTTCCTTTGACGAAGCCCAAGAACTCTTCGCGGGTCAGCAGGACCTCCATCACGTCCCAGGGTTGTGGGTCCATCTCCTTGTAGTGGCTGCCGCCGACTTGGCGGTCGTTTGCAGAAGCGATAGGGGTAGTGTCATCCAGGGGGCTTTTGGCTTGTGTCATATCGTATTCCTCTAGTTTGCGTTTGATGATGTCGTTAAGGGTTACCACGGCGCGTCTCCGGCTTCGCGGTGTAGTTCATCAAAGGTGGGTTTGCCGTCGTGTAGGGGTGGGTTTGTGAGTGGTCGTAAAGACTCTAGGTTTGTTGGGAACGGCCACGTAGGCGGTGTGTCGGTAGGTCCAGAGCTTTTTGCCTTTGACGATTCGATAGCCTGCTGTTCCTTCATGCTCCATCTCCTTGAGGATCTTTCGTATCGTAGTGGTTGAAACAAGAAACCGAATTGCTAGCTGGTCTACATGAAGAGGTGTCTTAATACTCTTGATGTATCGTTCAAGCTTATCCCTTGTTCGCATAGTTAACCTCCGGCACCCAGTGTTCCAGTGCTTTTGCCGGGTATATCTGTACAGACCCTTTCTCCGTCCAGCTCTCAACTGCATACCCTTCTGGGGTTAGTGTCGTGGAGTAGGTTCCTACGATAACCCCGTGCCACTGAGATCCAGATACTTTGCGAACTGTGTCGCCTCGTTTGAATTTCATTTGTTTTTCTCCTTCAGCTTTGCTTCGATTTGATCGAACAACTTTCGTGTATATCCTTTAATCGGGGTGTCTCCCCACGGCCCAATGATTTCCTTGATCTCCTCATCCGTCAGCCCGACCCATTGGCGCTTCGCTTGTTTCAACTCTGCTCTCAGCCGTTGCTGCTCATCCAGCATCTCAGCAAACTTTTCGTCGTATGCCTTTACCGTGTCCCAGTCAGGTTTAAAGTCGTTGATTGATTGTGGTGCTGTGTAGAGCGGTCGCACGTTGAAGCCCTTCTCGCGCTCAATATCGGCATAGTCCTGAGTCGTCCAGTCTCGAATTACTTCGTCCCGGTCGTCTGCCAGAAAGTCGTACATCCACGCAACCGGCCTCGCCTTCTGCCGCGCACAGACCAGACAACCGTCACCGGGGATGATCGCCTTCCAGCCGCATTCCTCGCACAGTTCGAGTGAGGTTTGGTCGTACTGCTCTGCCTTGGCGCTTTTATATCCGTCATACCACGCGCTTTTCGCTTGCTCTCTTGCGGGGGCTAACGGATTGCATAAAGTGTTATCCCATGACACATATGAACCAGATGCGCTCTGCTTCTCAGCCTGATCGATGGCAGCGCGGAGGGCGGTAATAGTTTGGTTGATGAAATGCTCTGGAAAACTCATTACCTGCTCATGGGCGTACTCATGAAAGCAGGTAGAAACTGACTTCTCCAACGCCTCCAGCGCCTGCTTCATCGCTTCAATGCTCATGATGCGTACCCGTCTTTAATGATCTTTGCCTTCGCCTCTTCAATCGCACCGATCAGACCAAGCCTGTCTTGCTGCATAGATGTTTTGATCATGAATTGATTGCGGGCTTTCCAGAACAGCAACACGACCACGGTGTCTGGGTTCTCGTCCATCGCCTCTTGCAATACTTCGTGCGCGGATTCTTTATATTGATTCGGGATATCTACAGGTTTTAGTGCGCTCATATTTAACCGGGGCCGAAGCCCCGTCCTGTTTTAGTATTTCCAAGTAGCAGCTTTCACTGCCCACATCTGCCCGGTCTGGATCTCTGTGATGGCAATGCTCGCCATCCGTGCAATCTCCGCGTTTGGTTGGTTCGTGCGTAACTCATGAATCTCATCGATCAGTTCCGCGCATTTGCGCTTGATCGCATCAACCGTCGGGTCGTTGCTGGGGTTAAACGTCAGGCCAACTGCTTTTTCGCCGAAGGTCAAGTCACTCATTTCCATTCTCCAAATTGTCGATACATTGATTCAAACTCACCATCCCACGGAACAAACGACCGTGTGCCGTCGTGCATAGCCCACTTCCGATTGCATCTGGTGCAACCAACCTGCCGAGCGCCGGGATTAAACACTCGCTGCACCACATACTTGTGACCAAAAACCGCGCATAGAAATCGTTCTATCAGGCTCATATCTCTACCCCAAACCGGTCGATGATGTCGTCCATTACTTCGTATGCCCCTCTGCGGTCACAGATTCTTATGCACTCACGAACAATCAGCTCGGCAAACTTTTCAGGATCAAGTTCACCTGCAACATAGTCACCGTTGCTTTCTAACATCAGTGCTTGGTCATAAAGTTTTGCGATTCGTTCGTTCACAATATCCCCCTACCAGTCAGCACCCACATAAACGGGAATGCAATCAATCGAATCAGTCGCCCAAGGACGCTTGAGTTTCTGCTCGTATTGAACTCGATGACTTGTTCTGTGTAGTCTGTTTGGTTGTTCATTCCACCCTCTCATACGTTGCTTCAAAGATGTCAGGCTTGCAGGGGTAGTTTTCGTTTTTAATCCCGGTGATGATCCAATCGCCTGGGGTGACAATATGACCTCCCTCTAAAGTCTTGACCCAGCCATAGCTTTTATGTGCGGGGTCTGGATTACCCGCTATGTCTGAGAACGGGTATGGCTCGACAGCGGGATGATCACCCATCTTGAACCACTGCGTGGCCTCGATGACCACGGGCTTCTTTCTGAACTTCATTTCTCACCCCTTGCTCTGATAGAAGCAGCTATACGTTGCCGCTCTGATTGCAGTATCTCTAGCGTTCTGGTTTGTACAGCCTCTCCTGTCCCTTGCAAGGCCAACTGAGCACACGCCTCTCGTTCATACTTCTGGCCAGCCTCGTAAGCCTCTCGCCAGAACTTCTCTAGGCCCGATGAGTTGAAGCACCAACCAGCAATCATTGAGCTGTACTTCTCTGCTCTACTCAGAATGTCGTCTTGTGTCATCTCGTCTCTCCTGTTGCTTTGGCGATGGAGGCGCAGACTTCGGCGTAGACATCCGACGATTCAAAGCCGGCTGACAGAAGGAACGCCTCGCAAGTTTCCAATGCCTTCAGCAGATCAGGCGCTGCGGCTGCCAGTGTCCAATCATCTCGCGTGGTCGGGCCATCCAAATCCCAATCGCTGGACCCAACGTAAACAGCCTTCCACGGCCCTGGCGTGTGCTTGCTCATTTCTCACTCCTTGCTCGAATAGCTTCGGTCAGTTTAATTGCCCACACAGGTTCGTCGTATTGCAAAGCGTAGTTATCTACCAACTGAGCGCACGCCTCTCGTTCTGCCTTTACCGCAACACACGCCGGTCGCTGGCACTCATCATTGCAGGTGTGGATGCCGTCCCACCGCAAATGCTCCAGGATGCGGTCTGCAAATCGCTCTAGCTGCGTCTGATACGGCTTTTGACCAGCAACCCATACACCAGCCTCTTTTGCGATACGCAGGATGTCGTCGCGTGTCATACCTGCCCCCTTTCTTTAATAAGCCAAGCACATTGACAACGGCTGTCTGTCAGTGCAATACACACCTCTCGCTCGGCTGCGGCGACAAGGGCGGCGAAGCGTCGCAGTGACCCGTTGTCTCCATCAAAGCCTACGAATCCAGCCTCCCTAGCCATTCGGGTGATGTCGTCCTTGGTCATCTCGTCTCTCCTTTTACCTTCGGCCCTGGCTTTTTTGGTTCGTACTTCAAACCACGCTCCATGATGATTTCCATCGTCTTCCACCGTTCACCGCACTGGCAGGCGTAGTATCTGAACTCACCCTTGACGGTTCGATGGCGTACGTCCGTTGTGCATACAGGACACATCACTTGTACTTCATCCGCGTGGGTGATGGAACGACAAACGAGTTCAACATCACTGGGCTATCCGGCTCGTGGTAGAAGTTACGCAGGTGCATCTCGTGCTCCTGCAAGAACATGTGTGGGTGCTTGGACTTCACGGCATTGATCGCTTCAGTGAGCGCCTTGTTGCTTTTTGATAGGTCTTTGGACTTCGGTACGGATTTGAGTTCATTAAACATGGTTGGTCTCCTTGAGAAACTGGATTGCAAGTTGTTGATACACAAGCCGGGACTCAGTTGTTATCTGTGCGCAAAGGTCTCGTGCTTCCATCACACGGTTATCACGCAGAGCCTCTTCCAAGTCGGCTAGTAGCCGCTTCAGATTCAAAATACCTTCGCTGTAATCAATCATTTTCTTCCTCTTGCTTTTTGATGTCGTATTCACTTACACCGGGTGCCAACAAATACAACTTGTAGTTGCGGTTGAAGTTAAGCCGGTCCATGTCAGTGAACCCACCACGAGTGCCCGCCCGCAGATCGGCCATGATGTTCTTCAGACGCAACCTGAACTGGCCCGCATCAAAGTCAAGCCACATGGCGTACTCATTGAGCCCTGACACAGACTCATCAAACAGAAACCGCATCGCAGTGAAAGCCTCGATACGCAACCGCACACCACGTTTATTCTTCTCACGCAGAGGCTCAAGGCAAGCATCCCGCAGCGCGGTGTGAACCACAAGCGCTAGCAACGTCCTACATGCTTGGGTTTGTTCTGCAGCGCCAAGCTCCATTGGTTTCACGACCGGACCCCTGCCAGCCACCGCCAGAACCTACGCCACGGCGACAGAGGGGGCGCTACCTCAACGAACGAACCGGGAGGAGGCGTGACTTTTTCTTCGACTGTTGAGCTTGAAAGCGTAACAAGCCCATTATTTGTAAGTGGTGCGGGTTCCGATGGGAGGGAGGCAATCCCGCCCAGAGGCGTGATAGTAAGCTGCGCCTCTTTCCTGAGTAGTTTGCGCTCCTCATACACCAGCGAGGGATGGCACTGATAGCGCTTGACGATGATGTCGATGGGCACACCTTTCTTCAGGGCACGGCGCACCTTGGCGCGTTTGGTCATCGGTTTGGGTCCACGCTTGCGAGTCGTTGGAATAATGTTAGCTGTCATTTGTTGTCCTTCAATTGTTTGAACTCAATAAGATTCAGATCACGATCAGTCAGGAACCACATCACCAAGTCAGGCGGCGGAGCAGGCACAGGGACTATGTAATCACCCAGGTAGGCTATGTCCACAATCCGCTTAAGCCACGCAGGCTGTTCGCCTATGTTGCCGTGGCCCACAGTCTCAACCGCCTCACGGTATGTCCTTATTTCATACTTGTCATCTCTCTCCTCATAACGATGTGTGTAAGTCTCAAGCCACATGCCAGCCATCACGTATTGTTCAATCACGCTGCAAGCTCCATCGGTTCATCTTCCGCTTCATCACTCAACCCCCAGTCACGATCGCCCAAAAGCTTCTCAACCCGAGCCCGCAGCACTTCACGGGTATCGGCCTCCTGACGCAGGGCATCCGTCGTCACCCCATCGACTGCACCTAGCAAACCCTTACGCATCGCCTCAAGCTGCGGATCGTTCGATACGTTGAAATGCTCAAGCAACCCACAAAGCTCATGCACATTACCCAGCAGTGAGTCGTATATCTTGCCGCGCTTGCCGTCAGTCTTTGGCGACAACTGCTTCTGCAGTCGAGTCAGTGCTGAATAGAGACGCTCCCAAGAGTCACGCGCTGCGCGCTCCTGCATGGCTTTCATTCGTTCCTCATACTGCGTAACCAAAAGCTGCTGCGCAGTATTCTCAAGGTCAATACGAAAGTCACCCGATGTGGGCAGCGGCATGTAAGTCAACGTAAATGCGAAGCGCCTACGAACCTCAGACCGGCTCAGATACTCACGCCGATCAAAGAGTGAGCCCAACTGGAACGCAGCCGCA